TTTTATGTGTCACGTTGCCGCTGGTGCTATGTCACAAGGTCGTAACGTTCTTTACATCACAATGGAAATGGCTGAAGAAAAGATTGCCGAACGTATTGATGCAAATCTCCTTAATGTTACATTGGATGATTTGACAAGTCTTCCAAAGGACATGTATGACAAGAAAGTTGCAAAACTGAAGGCGAAGACTACTGGTAAACTTATCATCAAAGAATACCCAACTGCATCCGCATCTGCAACACATTTTAGGTCCTTATTGAATGAACTCAATCTTAAAAAATCATTTCGTCCTGACATTATCTTTATTGATTATCTCAATATATGCTGTAGTTCTCGTATTAAAGCCGGAGCAAACATCAACTCCTACACCTACGTTAAGTCAATTGCAGAAGAACTGCGTGGCCTTGCCGTTGAATACGGAGTTCCAATTGTATCTGCTACACAAACAACACGTTCAGGCTTTACCAGTTCCGATCCCGGACTGGAAGACACAAGCGAGTCTTTTGGTTTGCCCGCTACCGCTGACTTGATGTTTGCTTTGATTACGTCCGAAGACTTGCAAGAACTTGGACAAATCATGGTGAAACAATTGAAGAATCGTTACAATGACCCTACAATGTATAAACGATTCACCGTTGGTGTTGACCGTGCTAAGATGAAATTGTATGATGTTGAACAATCTGGTCAAGATGGTCTTGTTGATGCAGGTCAAGACAAACCGTTGAACACTTTTGGTGACAGAGAAAAACCAAAGAAAAAAGGCTTTGAAGGATTTAAAGTATGATATTAAATAAAGAAGATGCACTACATTGTGCCAAAGTTTTTGAAGACTATTTCGATAACTTTAATCGTATCGATGAGTACATGCGGAATCAAAAATCACTTCAAATGGATGAAATGTCTGGTACACTCCTTGGTATGAGTTTTGAAGATGATTTGTTTAGTGATTTCACCATGAGTCCTCAAGATATGAATTTCAAAGTCATTGAAATGCCAGGTTCTCGATGGAATGACTATGTGAAAATTATTTCTTCACACAATGTGTCTACTTCCATTCCTGGACGCAATGCACAATTCTCGGTTGTTGAAACCAATACCAACAAGATTGTTGGTTTTATTCGTTTGGGTTCACCATTGATTAACTGCAAACCTAGAAATGAGATGTTGCAAAGTGTGTTTACACAATCAAAGGTTTCATCTAAATCCTTTAATGATACGACTATCATGGGTTTCACTATTGTTCCAGCACAACCATTTGGTTACAATTATTTGGGTGGAAAGCTGTTGACAGGAATCTGTTGTTCACATACAATCCGTGAAATGCTAAATAAAAAGTACAACATGAATTTGTGTCTTTTTGAAACAACAAGTTTGTATGGGTCTTCTAAATCTGTGTCACAATATGATGGTATGAAACCATTCATTCGTTTTAAAGGTTTGACCGATAGCAAATTTGTTCCAACGTTGGATGGTAAAACCTATAAAATTTTGAAAGAATTTATTGAAGAAAAAACTGGCGAACAGTTGATTGATCCTACAGATTCGAGTAAAAAACTGAAGGCAACAACCAAAGCCATTGCACTCATCAAAAAATCTTTGAAAGATAGTCCTGAAGAACTTAAAAACTTTACCGAATCTATCGAAAAAGCAAAGAACTTAACCGAACAAAAAAGATATTACATATCAAATTATGGGTTCAAAAATTTTGTAGATGTTGTTACCGGTAAGACAGGTGTTTTGATAAAGGATGAAAATTATGATAAATTTGAACTAGAAAATGTAATACAATGGTGGAAAACCAAAGCAACAAACCGACACGAAACATTGAAAAGTGAAGGTAGGTTGAGAACCGAACTTGAAGTGTGGACTTCAGGAAAAGAAATTCAAATCATAAGGTAAAATCATGGCATACGAAGCCTCTGAAATAATGTTAGCTGCAGCGTTGATGTACAACAATGATGAACTCACAAAATATACCAAAGATGTTGGTACTTTACGTGAGTTAATGATTGACGCCAGAGAAAAAATCAAAAAAGGTACAAGTACAATTATACATTTTGGTAATTCAAGCATCGAAAAGGGTTTCACCGATTTGATGGATGAAAACAACAAAGAAGCTTTGAAAGACCTGGTTGGTGGAATTTCAGCAGCAATGGGTTTTAGAGAGTATATTGCCGCCAGTTCTGGTGGAAATTCGAAAAACTTATCACCTTCAATTTATATGACTGGTAATGTTTGGTCAAAAGAAGTTGAAAAATTTAGAGTCAAAGCTCACGGATTTGATGATTACAATTCGGCCGATGTAATCGCTACCGCTGATAAAGAAACATTTTATGGACTATCATTAAAAAAGAAAAGAACTGTTTCTGGTGGAGAACCAACACTTATTAACAAAGCTTTTGATACTGTTTTACAAGGTAGAGAATTTGATAAAGTGAAAGATGAGTTGGTTAAAATTAGAACAGAGTATTTTTCAAGTCTAGTTATTGAAGCTGTTGAAAAAGGCATCATTCTCAAACAACACATAAACAATTTTGATAACTTGAAAAAAACCGATGCTGGTAGAAAAGAACTATTTGAAGCTAAACAAAGAGACAAAAAACTTTTTGATAGGTCTTATATAGACACCAAAGGGTCAGCAAAACTTACAGATGGTTATAAATCCGATAAGACAAATGATCCAGACTCAATGCGTTATTTTGTTAACAAAAAACTTTCTGAAAAAAACAATCCACTTTGGAAAGAATTTATAAAAGTTATGAATGACCAAGCTGACTTATTTGCTGATGCATTGATTAATATTATTCTAAAAACCAAACTCTATGAAGAATTAGATGCAAAAGCTTTAGGCAAGTATAAGTTTAACTTTTGTCTTGTCACTGGTGTTGGTGATGTTACCTCTAAAGGTGAAGTAAAACTTGGCCACGCTTCTGTTATTCCTTTGAAGACCACACTTTGTGGTTTGACAAGAATACAAGAAATGAACAAAGGTAAAAAATATGAAATTGTTTTGGATGAACAAAAAATGAAAACATCCGATGCTGCAAAAATTTTCTTGCAGTTAAAAAAAGGAAATATTACACTATTGGATTTGGAGATTAGGTATAAGGGTGCATTTACACCACAACCACAATTTCAAGGAACATTAAATCCAGAGTTTAAAAAGTTGTTAGAAAAAGAGTGTGGTTTTTAAATTAGGAGTATATTATGAATCCGTTGATTACAGTTATAACACCCACCACGGGTAATCCCATGGTGCGTCAAGCACTCGATAGTGTTAAGAATCAAACTTACAAAAACATCCAGCATCTGGTGGTTGTTGATGGTGAACATCCAAGAGCAAAGCCAATTTTACAAGATTACCAAAACATCGATGTGGTCAAGTTACCATACGCAACCGGTAAAGACCAATACAACGGTCATAGAATCTATGGTGCAATGACATATATCGCAAGGGGCGACTTCCTATGCTTCTTGGATGAAGATAATTGGTACGATGAAAACCACATTGAATCTCTTGTTGAGGTTTTATCTAAAGGCAATCAATGGGCCTATTCTTTACGCAAGATTGTTGACCAGGAAGGCAAATACATATGTAATGACGATTGTGAATCATTAGGCAAATGGACTTCCGTAATCAATGATATGTTCATTGATGTTAATTGTTTCATGATACCAAGACAGGCCGCATTAGGTTTCTCTCCATATTGGTATCGTAGAGCAAGACATACACAAGAACAACCAGAAGTTGATAGAATACTATCACCTTTTATGATGCAGAATCTAAAAACATTTGACACGAATGGTCGTTATAGTGTAAACTATAGAGTTGCAAGTCGTGCGGATTCTGTTCAAGCAGGATTCTTCTTGCAAGGAAATGAAGTGATGAAACAAAAATATAATGGGAATTTACCATGGCGAAAGATTTAATTATTGGTGCATTTAAGAACTACTCATTCAACACAATCAAACCGTGGGTAGATTCAATCAATGAATGTGGTTTCACAGGTGATAAAGTAATCATCTCAATTGGATCAAGCAAAGAAACTGATAGTAAATTGGCTGATGCTGGTTTTACAGTTATCTCTGCACCATCTCAACAACAGATGGGTTTTCACATGGAAAGATTCATTCACATCTATAACTTCCTACAGACACATAGTGAAAAATATCGATATGTAATCACTACTGATGTTCGTGATGTTATCTTTCAAAAGAATCCAAGTGAGTGGATTGAAAATAACATTCAAGACAAAAAGATGATTGCTGTATCCGAATCTATTCTAATCAAATACGAACATTGGAATAGTGAGAACATCATGAAGGCATTTGGACCTTATTTTTATCAAGACATTCAAGACAAAGAAGTCTACAATGTTGGAACTTTGGCCGGTGATTCAGATTATATCAAAGACTTGTGTGGTATGTTATATCAACTATCTGCAAATCGTCCTGATTGGGTTGCCGACCAAGCAGCATATAATGTTCTACTGAATTGGCATCCATACAAAAATGAAACCTTGTTTGTTGGTCTGTCTGATGCATGGACTTGTAACTTGCACATCACTAATAAACCCGGCGAGAAAGACCATTTTGCACCATTTATCTTGGAACAAAAACCAATCTTTGAAGATGGTCTTGTCAAAGACGGCAAAACAAAACAACCTTTCTATATCGTACATCAATATGATAGGGATCCAGAGTTGATGAGTTTCTATAAAAAGAAATATGGTGTAGAAGATGTATTGACATTTAGGACTGACGTATGAGCAACATTACAATAGTTACAGCATTTTATGATATTGGTCGTGGTGATTGGACACCTGACAAAGGCCTTCCACATTATCTGCAACGTTCAACCGACACATACATTGAACGATTCACGCATCTTACTAAACTAAACAATGAAATCGTTGTTGTAACCACACCAGACATTGGTGAACGGTTGAAGAAGATTCGTTCCGACATTAAGATTATTGAATTTGATGCTTTTGCTAAGTTTGGAACAATTTCAAGTAAAATCATTGGCATCCAAGAACTTGTTAGTTTCAAACAGTTGATTCACCCAAGTCAGATTAAGAATCCAGAATACTGGAGTCACAAATACGTTTTGGTCAATTTGTTGAAGTCACATTTCGTTAATCTAGCAATCAATTCTGGTTTAGTTTCTAATGATACTGTTGCTTGGTTAGACTTTGGGTATTGCAGAAGTGAAGAAACTTTAGGTGGTCATAAAGAATGGTCCTATGATTTTGACCCAACAAAGATTCACTTGTTTGCATACAAAGATTTGGATCCAAAAAATAGCCTACCTAAAATTATTGCAACAAATGATGTTCACATTTTAGGTGCAAAGATTGTTGCAAATAAGTCACTTTGGCCGTCCATGGAAAAAATGATGTTTGGTGCATTTGACTTGTTATATTCAAACAACTTGACCGATGATGACCAAACTTTAATGTTGATGTGTGCAACCACTCAACCAGATGCGTTTATGCAACACCGGATTCCAGACCACCAGTTGGGGTTGGATCCTTTTATTATTTTTAAAGAATTTAACCGGAGTGAAAAATGAGTGATACAATCGTAATCAATACTGCACAACAAGCTTTCAATCATATTCCAACATTCAAATGTTCGGGACATGGTTTGGGAGAATTTTTGAAACAAATGAAGGATCCAGTCGTAGTAGAAATTGGTTGTTCGGAAGGACATACAACCGAATGGTTCTTGCAATCAAATCCAACATTAAGAGTTACTTCAATCGATCCTTATGAAAATTATATGGATTGGAACGGAAGATTCTTAAATGATAGACAAGAATTCTACGAAAAGACACTAAAACAACTTTCAAAATATGGTGACAGGTTCACAATGATTCGTGATTATTCTGATAATGTGGTCGACCGTTTTGAAGATGAATCCTTAGACCTTCTATTCATCGATGGATTGCACACCTACGAACAGGTTTTGAAAGATAGTCACAACTACTATAGCAAAGTAAAGACTGGTTCCATTTTCTCGGGACACGACTATACCGCCATTCCAGGTGTCAATAGGGCTGTTAAAGAATTTGCTGCAGGTGTTGGCAAAGAGATTCTAACAACAGAATGTGATGTTTGGTACTGGTACAAATAATGAGCCATTTGTTTATTGTCACTTCGGCAATCAGTTCACACATTAGTGTCATACCAATGCAAGAAAGGTATAACGATACCTTTCAAACAATAGAATCTATCCGTCAAAAGGTTCCAGATTCTATTATTGTTTTGGCAGAATCTTCTCCACAACCTGTGCCTGAAGAATACTTAAAAGAATTGGCAACCAAAGTTGACTATCTAATTTTGAACTCACAGAATCCGGATGTTGTTCAATTGGGTCTACATGCTCAAAAAAGTCCAGCAGAATGTTATAGTATGTTTTTGTCTATAGACTTTGTGGAAAAGTTAAATTTACCAAACATACAAAGAGTATTCAAACTAACAGGTCGGGGTAAATTCACTGATGACTTTGATATTGAATATTATAACAAACCTGATGTGTTTGGTAAATTCGTATATAAGAAACGTGTACAATCATGGATGTCAAAGGATATCTATCTGGTTGATACAAGGATTTCTTCATTCTGTTATAGTATACTTCCGGAAGCAAAAGAAATGATGAAGACATTAGTCAATCATTGTCTAAAAACTGGTCGTGATGTTGAACATTGCACATTTGAAATAATAGATAAAAACAAACTTGTGGAAAAAGATGTGTTGGGATATGAATGTCGTATATCTTCCACCGGTGAATTCAGGTATGATTGAGGAATGAAATGAAAATTGGTTTTTGTCTTTATGGACTTTTGACAGACACATATCAAGGTCGTGAAAACGTACAAGAAAAAGATTACAGACATTGCTGGCCAAACATTTACAGAAATGTAATTGAACCTTTCTTGGAAGAACATGAATGTCATATCTACGTTTCAACATATGATACAAATGATGAAACCAAAAAAGAGATGATGGAACTTATTAAACCTGAACAGGTAATTTACTCCGATAAAGAAGGTTCAACACCATTCACCTCAAAGATTAACGTATTCAGGTTGTTGGATGACAAAGACCTGGACTTCATTATTCATTGTAGGTTGGACTTACACTTTCACCAACCCATCTCCACATATAACATAGAATACGATAAGTTTAATTTCCTATTTCCGGAAAAGAATCATTGGCATCTACGTTATGCAAACGATAATCTTTATATGTGGCCACACAAAATGACCAAATTGGTTGAAGATTCTCTACGCAAAACATATAGAGTGGTTAGACCAACTACGTTCTGTACACATGGCCTACATATAAAGTTATCTAAAGTTATTGAAGAAAAAGACATAAACTTTATATCCAGTAATGAAGAACGTAGTGATGTGAATTCCTTTTACAGCATTTGTAAAAGAGAACTTGGTAGTAAAACACCGAACATTCATCCTGAAGTTGTTGAAAGATTTAAAACATTTATTGATGTATGAACAAATTAGTTATTTTTGACCTTGATGGAGTCTTAATTGATTCTCGTGAACTGCACTATGAAGCTTTGAATGAGGCGATATCAAATGTTGCAGGTAAACAATACTTAATCACAAGAGAAGAACATCTCTCTAAGTATGATGGTTTGAATACCACAAAGAAACTTCAAATGTTGGCAGCAGAAAAGGGTTTAGACGCCAAACTCTTTGATGCCATCTGGAAAGAAAAACAACAAGCAACATTCAAACTTATACCAAAGTGTCCTAAGAACCCATCAGCACATTACATAATTGGTCAGTTGTGCCGTATGGGATGGAAGATTGCAGTTGCATCCAATAGTATTAGGCAAACAATTAAGATTGCATTGAACTCGATGGATGTTATGCAATTTGTCGATTACATCGTTAGTAATGAAGATGTAAGATATCCAAAACCATTCCCTGAAATGTATTGGCAATGCATGATTGCCATGAAGGCATTACCAAAAGATACCATCATTGTGGAAGATAGTCACCTTGGTCGAGAAGGTGCAACCAACTCTGGTGCCATTTTATATCCAGTCAAAGATGCATATGAATTGCATGGAAATACATTCATAGATATGATTGAGACATTTGATAAGAAACAAACACAACTGAATATACCATGGAGAAATAAAAAGATGAATGTATTGATTCCAATGGCCGGTGCCGGCAGTAGATTTGCACAAGCAGGATATACTTTTCCAAAACCACTAATTGAAGTTAATGGTAAACCCATGATTCAGGTTGTTACTGAAAACCTGAACGTTGATGCACATTTCATCTACATTGTGCAAAAAGAACATTATGAAAAGTATAATTTAAAACAACTTTTGAACTTAATTGCACCAGGTTGTGATATCATTCAAGTCGATGGATTAACAGAAGGTGCGGCATGTACTACACTATTAGCTAAAGAACTCATTAACAATGATGAACCTTTGATGATGGCCAATTCTGACCAATTTGTTGAATGGAACTCTAATGAATGTCTATATGCATTTACTGCCGATTCTATTGACGGTGGCATTGTAACCTTTGAAGCAACTCATCCAAAATGGTCATTTGCCAAACTCGGTGACGATGGTTTTGTGTCAGAGGTTGCTGAAAAGAACCCAATTAGTAATCTTGCAACCGTTGGCATCTACTATTGGAAACATGGTAGTGATTACGTTAAGTATGCTGAACAAATGATTGAAAAGAACATTCGCACCAATAATGAATTCTATGTTTGTCCAGTTTTCAACGAAGCCATTCAAGATGGTAAGAAAATTAGATCCAAGAACATCAAGAAAATGTGGGGTATTGGTACTCCAGAAGATTTGAATTACTTCTTGGAACACCACAAATGAAATTGATTGCACATCGTGGACTTATAAATGGTCCAAATCCAAAACTGGAAAACCATCCAGATATCATTAAAACCGTTTTGCGTGATGGTTATGATGCTGAAATCGATGTTAGATATATCAAGGGGGAATGGTTTTTAGGCCATGATGAACCAACTTACAAGGTTGATTTTGAGTTTTTTAACCATCCTGGTCTCTGGATACATGCCAAAAATCTGGATGCATTATACGTTCTAACTGCAACCTATTTAAACTTCTTTTGGCATCAAAATGATGATTTCACATTAACCAACAATGGTTATATCTGGACATATCCAGGTAAGGAACTGACGGCCGACAGTATTTGTGTTATGCCAGAATGGAACGATCCAGAGTTTAAGAATCTTCCGAAAGATTGTTATGGTATATGCAGTGACTATGTATCGAACCCAAAGTTTCAACAACTTATAACCAGAAACTAAAAAGTTATATAAATAACTTCATGGCAATCAAAGTGTATTGCAATGTCTAAAGGTAAAAATGAGAACTTTTAAATCTCTACTCAAAGAAGAAGCTGATGAATCGAAGCTTAAACACATCACGCATGTGGAAGACCACCCTATTCATAGTGGTGCGGAGGGGTTCAAACACGCCGTTGGAGTATTGAATCAAGTGAGAAACCATATCAAAGCTGGCAAAAATGACCCAACTTTGACTATGAAACATGATGGTTCACCTAGTATTGTCTATGGACACCATCCAGAAACAGGCAAATTCTTTGTTGCATCTAAATCAGCCTTTAACGTAAATCCAAAAATTAATTACTCTGATGCGGATATCGAAGCAAACCATGGCCATGCTCCAGGTCTTGTTGCTAAATTAAAAGATGCATTACATCACCTACCAAAAGCTGCACCAAAAACTGGTGTATTCCAAGGTGATATGATGTTTGGTCACGGTGATAAGACTGAACATGATGGTAGAGTTCACTTTAAACCAAACACCATCAACTATTCTGCACCTAAGGATTCTGAAGAAGGTAAGAAGATTCGTAAAGCCAAGATTGGTGTTTATACTCATACACAGTACCATGGCAATTCTTTAGCTGACATGAAAGCAGACTTTCATCCAGATTTATCAGGTTTTAAAGACCATCCAGATGTTTACCATAGAGAACCTGGTCACGATACATCTAAAGTGATGATGTCAGCACATGATGAACACCAGTTTCAACACCATCTGGCATCAGCACAAGCACTACACGACTTACACGGTAAACAAATGTATCCTGCCATTGAGCCTCATGGTAATCATGGCGGTCCTATTGAGACACATATTAACCAGACAATCAGAACTGGTGAGAAACCAAGTGTTGGTGGACTTAGAAAATCTATTGAGACCAAGTATGATAAAGACATTGCAAAGGTGAAAACGCCTGCTGCAATCGCTAGAAAAGAAGCGGAAAAGAAGGCTCATATTGAACACATAGATAATAACAGTCAACATTATGAGAATTTCTTTAAGATGCATCATCACTTACAACAAGCAAAAAATGCATTGGTACATGTATTGGCTAGACATACTGGTGGTTTAGAACACTCCGTTGGTGATGCATCAGTTAAACCTGAGGGTTTTGTTGCAACACACAAAGGTAAAGTTTCTAAACTAAACGACAGACAAGAATTCAACAGACTTAACTTTTTGGCAAGACCACGATGAAATCCTTTAGACAGTTAGTAGAAGAAAAGACCAAGTCGATTGTCATGGCTATTGGCCGCATGAACCCACCAACCAAGGGTCATGAGGAAAATGTCAGAGCTATCCAAGATTTGGCTAAAAAGAACAATGCTGACCACATCATTGTGGCTTCTCACGCACATGATGCTAAGAAGAATCCACTAGAAGTTAATACAAAAATGAAGCACATCAAACGTGCTTTTCCAGATGCACATATTGTTCCTGCAACAAAAGAAGCACCAGGTCTATTGCACCACGCTGCAGAAATGCACAAAAAAGGTTACAACCATGTCATCGTTGCATCAGGTGAAGGTGCGGAAGCAAACTATCACTTATTGAAGAAATACAATGGTGTAGAAGGCCGTCATGGTTACTTTAAGTTTGACCATATTGAACAACAATCAACTGGTGAACGTAAACCTGGTATCTCTGGTACAGATATGCGTAACTATGTCAAGAATGGTGATTTCAAGAAATTCAAAGAAAATCTACCATCAAATATCAGAAAACATCCAGAACATGCAACAGAATTGTTCCATGATGTAACTAAAGGCATGGGTCTGCATGAATCCACCAATCGTGGTCAAGGTAAAGCCATCTTTGTTACTGGTGGTCCTGGTTCTGGTAAAGATGTTGTCATTCGTGAGTGTATTGCAGAACAAAACATTGTGGAATTCAACTTCCAACAAATTATGGATATCATGAACGACAAGCACAAGTTGGCCATGCGCTCTATGAATCCTAAGATGGAAGCAATTCGCCAACGTGGTCCTCTAATCATCAACGGACCTGCTGATGACTATGAAAAGATTTCTCAAATCAAAGAAGAATTGGAAGAATTGGGTTATAATACAATGATGATTTTTGTTGACACAACCGATAAGGTAAGTCAAGAAAGAAATACATTGTTGGCTAGAATGATGGTTGAATCAACTCGTCATGCTCGTTGGACAGAAGCACAAAAGAACATTGCTCATTTCTCCGAATTGTTTGAAAGTTTCTCTCGTTTTGATAATACTGGAGACTTGGAAGAAAAAGTTAGTGACATTGCTGACTTGTTTGTGGAAACAACCAAATTCTTGGACAATGGTTCAATACATTATTCCAGTGCAAATAAATTCTTGCAAATCTATGAATCTAAAGTTGGTGCAAAAAATATTCAAAAGTCAAACCTAGTGTCAAAAGGTTTGAATGTATTAAAAGACAACAATAGTCCAGTGATGCAATTTGCTGCAAAATTGGGTCGTAGAGATGATGTTAGAGATGGTGACATCAAAATGAATACTGGTTATACACCTAGAATTGGTGGCGGTAGTACATATGCAGAAGACAAAAATCCAGTAATGGTAAAAGCACCAGAACCAAAAGTTAATAATTTCAATAAAGATGCAAATACAATTAGAACGAAAAAACTAGGTAATAGATCCTTGACTGCTGCTAGAATAGGAAGTGTTGATGGTGTTGGTTCATCATATGACACAAGAGGTGGTTCTACTGGTGCTGCCAATGCAGGTTTGGGGGATAATACATACCATGAGGAAACAGAATATAACAATGATGATGTTGCTGATTTTGCAGGTAAGCCAAGAGGCGTTAACCCAAATCCACTGGCAGAAAAGAATAAGAAGTTAAAAAAGTTTAAGGAATCAATCTTCGATTTCGGTCAAGGAGATTCTGGTGTAGGTGGCACTCTTGGTGGTGCTGGAAATAAAGAAGACTTTGTTAAGCCAATTGAAAAGTTTGGCCAATCAGGTATAACAATTAAAAAGAAAAAAACAGGAGTAAAATAATGTTTACTAAATCTCTAGTACCACAATCTTTGGTTGATGCAACAAAAGCAATCATGGAAGCAGACGAAAAGAAAAAGATGCTTCTAGAACCAGAATTAGATGAAACAGGTTTTCACAAAGCCGCACACGCTGCTAAAAGAGCAAACCAATCTCACTTTGAATTCCAAGGTAAAAGATATCCAGTAACTGCAAAACATCACTCTGAAGGTATGGTTCCTCCAGAAAAAATTGGCGGCCAAATCTCAAAGAAAAAAGATGACAAAGCCGCGGCATCAGGTCACAGTGCTGACGTTAGGGAAGAAGATGAAAAGAAATCTTCTAATCCGTTTGACGTCCTAAAAGGTAAATACATGAGTCAATTGCCTAAGAAACCAGGTGAATTGACTGGTCATGAACACAAGAAAACTTCTACTGGTGATGTATATACCAAGAAAGCAATGAAAGAAGAAGACCATCCTGACGAGAAAGAAGACAAAGCACTTGTTAAGAAAATGGTTAAACCTTCTGCTTTGAAGAAAGAAGAAGATAAAGAAACTCGTTTGTCTAAACACAGCATGACTGAAGAAGATGATTCTTGCGTAACCGAACCACAAGCAAAGAAAATTGCCCACAAAGAAGTTGGCAAACACGAAAAAGAAATGCACAAAGAAGAACGTCACATGACTTCTGCTGAAAAAGAAAAACGTGAAAAAATTGTTAAGTCTATGAAAAAAGGCATTTCTGGTTTCAAAGACCGTTATGGTGACCGTGCTAAAAATGTAATGTATGCTACCGCTACAAAACAAGCCATGAAACATGAAGACCTTGGTGGTATCAGCACAATGAGCGAAGAAGACGATGTTCATATTGATCCAGGTGAAAACCTAAAAAGCAAAACAGTTGATACGTTAAAGGGTCGATTGAAAGTTCCTGCTGACTACCACAACAAACCACTTTCATATAAAGTTAAGTTGAATGTTGAGGAAGAAGAAAGAACTTCACCAATGGAAGTTGCAAAAGAATTGGCTCGCAAATCTTTCAAAAAGATTAGACAAGAAACCATGATGGGTAAACTAGGCACTTCCGAGGAAAAGAAACATGACTAAAATGAAGGATGTGGTGAAAGGTGTTGCAAAACAATCTGCACCTCCTTCCAAAGGAAATGTGGATCCTAGTGATCCATGGTCTGCCACCGGTGCAGGTGGTGGAATTCAAATTCCAGAAAATGTAACCTCACGCCGTGCAGACTTACTATCTAAGTTCTATAAGGCTAAAGGTTACAATATTAACTATGTCAGTAAAAACCAACGTGTTAGTCAAGCTAAGACTGGTGAATTTGATAAATGGAAAAGAGACCACGGAATCTATGAAGAAGACGATGTTAATGAAGATTTGACAACAAAAAGACCTCCAGGTGCGGGTAAATTACTTAGACACCGCCGAGATAATTCGGATACATTACAAAGAACAAAAGAATTTCATAAAGCTGCAAAATATGAAAGAATAAAAAAATATGCCAAAATACCAAATTTTGGAGAAATTCCTCTACCACAAGGTTCTATGAAAGAAGATAACATTAACGATCCTCAATGTGCAACCCAATCTCCTTTTGATGGTGCAAATACAACTAATGATGTTGCACCTAAAAAGTCTAAAGCTGCAAAGATGGTCAAAGAAATCTATGCAAAACGTAGATTAAAAGAAGATTTGTATGACCATGAGAAAGATGACAAGGGTCCTGGTACCAATGTCAAACCACCAAAAGTTGTTAAAAATATTGAAGTGAATGATGATAATGAAAAAGGAACTAATGCTCGCATGATACTTAAAGGTGGTACAACACTGACTGGTGAGAAACGAGATACGATTGAAATCGACCCAATGATGAAAAATCGTGGAAAACAACCAGACTACATTGCTACAAATACAGGCAAAAAATCAATTCAATAAATAGGTAGATTACCCTTCAAGGAGATATAAACATGTCATCATGGACAAATACAGACTCATTCAGTAACCAAGGCAAACCAAAATGGGATGTCGAAAGAACAACTAGAGAAAACGTTCAAGCGACCGTTTTTGCTGGTAATACCGCCGGAAATAACGTCATCACATTGAGTTATTTGGATGGTGGTGCAAATAACGTAGCTAACCTAGGTATTGGTGTCGGCCAATATGTTTATTTCTGGGTTAACGGATTTGGTTCCAATAACGGCGGCCAAGCTGGTAACGGTATTCCTGGCATGTTCACATCAAATACTACTGTTGCTTCTATTAGCGGTAATACAGTAACTATTACACCTGCACTATTCAATACAGTAAGTGCTGGCTTTGGTGTTGAATTCGACAAGAAAATTGTTTTGAATCCAAACAAAACCATGTCAGCGAATTATGCAGCAGATACAGTTTTGGTGACAGCAACTCGTTTGGCTAATAACACAGTTAATATGGGTAACCAAGTTCCAGGTTGGACTCACATCCAAAAGAAAGTTATGAATGGCGACACTGCTAATGCTCGTTACATCCACGAAACATTGGTTGCTTTGGCTAATCCAACTGCCGCAAACACAAACTCTGGCAACACAAGCTGGGGTCAAGCGTTTACCGGTCTATAATAAGGATGGGACTTCGGTCCCAACATTATGTTTGATGATTTGAATGAAGATAATTTTGTGATGTATGCGGTTAAGTGTTACACATCCACTAGCTGTCTTATGTCTGAATTTGAAGGAGACTTGAAAAGAACAAAGTATCTTAAAAGGCTCCTTCGTAGATATAAGATAACTAAGAATCTCAAAGAGAGATTGATACTTAATCACATTATATTACTAAACAATGTATTTGGTGTTGAAGCGACCGCAAGAATATTGTTTTTTAGAATTGACGAGAAGGACTATGATGTACTCAAGACCTTCTTACTGTATCTAAATATATTGCCGGAAGTGGTGATGGGTATTAGAGGCAAGAATATAAGAACGGACATAATTCCAGTGGACATGAAAGTAGCAGACATACTGAGGAAAATATGAAATCATTCAAACAAATCAGAGAAAAAGTTAAGAAACCAACAGGCGGACTTAAAGATGCATGTTGGACCGGTTACACTGCCGTTGGCATGAAAATTAAGGGTGGCCGTAAAGTTCCTAATTGTGTACCTGAAGAAGTTACTGAAGCCAAAGACCACGAATATTCTGACCCACACATGGCGGTTAACCAACTAAGAACAATCATGCATAATGCGGAAGAATTGTGTGAGATGCTTGGTGA